ACTAGCTATGTGTTGTAAATTAATATTAGTATTTTCTAACTCTTTTACAAAAGGCGCACTAAATACCTCTAATTTTATCTCTCTTACTTCTGTACTATCTACATCAAATTCTAACACTTGATTACCATAAATTTCATTATGTGTTATTTGATATTGTTCGTGGTAATAATCTGAACTATCTTCTGCGTGTTTAAATTCTAATCTTTTAGGTATTTCTATTGGCTCTATTACAAATTCATTAGAATTAACTTTATTACTCCAATCAACAACATTACTAGTTATATAATCGTTATATGTTTCTATTTTGAGTATGTTGTTTTGTTCGCTTTCTACAGTCAAATTAAAAGCGGTAAATACATCTTTTAATATATCTGCTAACTTAATACTACCTCGTCTACTTTTTACTAAAGTATCTGTACTTGCATCTAATAACTCTAATTTTAATCTAGGCGGAAAACCATTAGTATTATATATCATTACTTCGCCTGTCATAGCCGCAAACCTTATATTTAATGTTTCGCCTTGCACTAAATATACGCTACCTGTGAAAGTATGTATTACATCGTATGGGCTACCACTATTTAAACTAGTATCTGGTATAGATACTTGCCCTATACTTACATCTTGTGCAAAACAATGTAAATTACCAAATTGTGCATTAGATGAATTTGTAGCCATTACTCTATATTCTATATTTACATAACAATCAAATGGTGCAGTTAATACACTTGTAGATTGGTTAAAATTACCGTCTGTATCGCCACTTTCGTTTACAAAATTTATCGATGTTAAATTAAACACATTACCTATGTCTGTACCTGCGTTACCGCCAACACTATCAGTACCACTACCTGTATCTGCCTCTATTATACTTTTAGGGTAGTCTGTAGCATTACCATCTATGTATCCTATGTCAAAAAATATATTGTTAAAAAGTGTGCTACTAAAAAATGTACTGTTAAATGTAAAACCTGCTAAAGCAAAAATTTTATCTATTATATATTTTAAGTTTATGTTTAAAAAATAATTACTTTGATAATTAGGCATATATAAATTAGAATCATCTACATAAATTTGCCCATCATTCACTAAAGCATAATACACTTTATCTGTAGTGCCGCCTGCGGTTAATGTAACATTACCTAACCAAGACTGTATAACATTTAAAGGTGTAATTTTATGGTTTATATCAGTTAAATCTAAATCGTTTATAGTAGCATCTGCAAGTGTTTCTATAATATTAGCTACATCGTTAAACATTACTACATTGTATGTAATTTCTGTATTTTTATCTACTACATTTAGTAGTTTTAAAAAGCCCTCTAAAACTAGTACATCATCACTATATAAAAAAGCCTTAACATTCTTATAAGCGTTAAAATTAGTAGTATATCTATCTACATTATAATAATGCTCAAAAAACTTATTATTATTTTTTGTAGCAGGTAGGTTAAAATCTTTACTAAACGATGCTTGTTTATTTTCTATATCTCTAACATCGTCAACTTGTAGTGTTAGGTTTATATTTTCGTTGCCAAAAATATCTAACTCTACAAAGTCACCGTTTTGTTGATTTTGTACTACTAATTTTATCATAGTCTTTGTACTCTTGTATTATGCCCTTTCTCTATTGTTAAAATATATTGTTTTAACATATCGTTTGCACTTGTTTGCTTAATATATTCTGTTTCATTTATAACTACAGGCTCAAATGTTGTGCCTGTTTGCATATATACATCTGCCGATAAAAATAACTCTTCTAATATTTCTGCCTCGCTTTCTGTAACAAAATCAGTATTTGCCTCTATTGTTTCTACTGCATTTACATTAAATGCTCTTGTGCCACCATCGTATGTGCCTTGTGTGTAGTAATCATAATTTAATAGATTGCCTGCACTAGTTGTTGCTTGTCTAGGTATAGTGCCATAATTTTGTTTTATAGCGGTTTTTTGTATTTGTGTTTTTCTTATAGATTTTTTAGTAAAATTATAATAATCATATACACCTAAGCTATTTAAAAATGCTAGTCTTATAGTTTCAAAACCTTTACAATCTGATTTTTGTATATCAAATCTATAGGTTTGACTTACTACAGTATTTACATTCATAGCGGCTACAGTATAATAGCTAACATTAGACATATTAAAACCTAATTGCGATAGTTGTGCAGTACCTACACCTATATATAATAAACCCTCGTCTGTATTGCTAGTATTATTGAATATATTAGCAGTAATACTACTGCCAAAAGGTGCGCCACCGTTTAAAATAGTATTATCTATATATTGTGTTGCTATTACAACATCACTACTGTTATAGGTTTTTATTCTTATTCTGGTTACTTTGCTATCTAAATAATGCTTACCATTAAAAAAGCCTAGCGTATGATATTGTGATAATTGTATTTTTTGGCTTGTACTAGGCAAAATAGATAAGAATTTTTTACTTGTACCTGTTAGTAGAAAATCACTAAAATCTTGTGTACTATAACCTGCGTTGTGTTGTAACACAGAATTAAAAAAGTTAAAATTAACATCAGACGATAAAGATGCCTCTGTAATTATACTACCGTTAATTGTTGCACTATATTCGTAGCCACCTATACAAATACAATTTCTCAAATTTTCTCTATTTCTAGCGTATTTGTCTATTTGATGTATAGCGTGGTTACTTTCTAGCATTGTATTGCCATTAAATGTACTTACTGCACCTGTTAAATCATAACCACTTTTATCTGTACTAGTATAATCTTGCAGTATAGATGCTATTCTAAATATTGCTTTACCATTACTATCTACAGGTGCTTTTAGTGTTGCTATACCTACACCATCTACTGTTATACTTATAAAATACTTAATATTAAAACCCGTATCTATTATATTCTGTGGTAAACCCTCTGCATATACTACTATGTCAGAATAAGCAGGTGCTAATCTTTGTGCATTACCTTGCATTGTTGTTCTTAAAACTACTGCCATATTTACATTTCTTTTGTTACAAAAGTTAAAAATTTGTTTACATCTTTAGCGTATGCTCTTGTAAACTCATTAGGTAACTTTTTAAAATTAATTTTAAAGGCATCTGTAATAAAGTTAGTAGGCTCTATACCGTATAAATATATAGATCTAGCTATTGCTCTTACTAAACTTTTACGCTTTACAAATTGCCCTTTGTCGTTTCTACCTGCTTTTAAACCTTTTCTTACTACCCACTTATCTATTGCACCTATATTAGCAAATCTTTTATTACCTCTAAATCTATATGGACTAAAAGGCGCAAGTACTTTAGCTTTTTTTGGGTGTGCTTTACCACTACTACCTTTTACTCCTTTATCTACTATGTTAGCATATCCTAACGCTAAAAAATTCATATCTATAGCGCCACTATCGTATACTTTTAATTGATAGCCTAAACTTTTAGATAAATTACCGCTAGCATTTTTGCCTTTAGATTGTAGTATACGCCTAGCTTGTTGTACTACTTTAGTGCCAAATGTATTTAATACTTTTTTAGTATTTGTGTATTTAATTTTTTTAGTCATTAAGCAGTTGCTATAATAATTTCTAAATCAAGAGCATTACCCCCATGTGAATTATGTACAAATAATGTTTCTATGTCGTCTGTAGTTGTTATAGCCGCTTTACTTGTTGCACCATTACCATTAGGTGTAAAATATACTACACTAGATTGTGCTTTTAATTCTGTTGCAGAAGATGTACTATTAAATGCTTTAGTTAATACTAGTGCATCTGTATCGTCTAAATTAGTTACTCGTATGTATTTTACATCTTCTACATCAAATTGGTTATCTGTAACTGTAGATATAAAAGTAGCTAGTGTTACTGATGAACTAGCAGGTATGCTAAATATTCTTTTAAATATATTGCCTACACCTGTAATAGATTTACTTACTGTAGTATCGTATGCAGTACCGTTTATTGTTATTTCTTCTTTAATTTGTACTGTTAAAGTTGCAGTTGTTACTGTTGTCGCCATTTTTGTTTATTTATGTTATTATATTATTATTATATTATTATTATACTTATATTAAATATCTATATTATATTATATATATATTATTGTTAGTGTTACTTTGTTGTTACTCATTTTATATAACCTATTCATTTTTAATTAGTTATATATTATTCGTATGCTATATCGCCATCACATTGGCTAGCATTAAATTCTACTTCTATACTTACGCTAGCCGTCCAACCACTTACTTCGTTATCAAACCTTTCTGTAAAAGGCTCACAACTAATACTAGGCGATAAAGCTACTTCTGTTTCAAAATCTCTAATGCGTTCAAAATTGCCTGTTTGATTTTTTAGTACACTTATTATGTCGCCTATTGTTTCTAGTGTATCACTCAATACATCTCTTTCGTTGCTTTCGTCTTTACTAACTAAATCCATTACTATTAACTGAAAACTATATGTTAGTGTGTGTTGCTCAAAATTAACTGTATCTGTTGCAACATGAAATAAAGGGTAAGTAGTTTCTACTAAATCTACCTCAAATATATCGCCTATAGTAGTAGTTTCTATTTGTTTGTGACTGCTACCTATCTCTTCAAATATTTTATATAACATTTGTAGCGTTATATTTTTTATCTGTATTCCGTCTGTTAGTATCATTTATTATTTTGTATATATGTTAAGTCTTTCTGATATGCTATAAAATTTAAACATTCGTTTATTGATAATTCGAGAACATCGTTAAATGCTAGTATATTACCATTTGCTAAAGTGTATATTACATTGTACCAACCATATCTTTCGTTAAATTGTTCTTCTTTTGTCTTAATAGCTTGCGCCTCTCTTTCCTCGACAGGCTCTGTGAATAGGCTTGCATAATGGCTATGTAATCCGTTGCGATAGTCAAAAAAAAACTGCAAGCGCCATTTACTGTATCTACACTTAAATTATCTTTAAATAATTCTGCTCTAGCTTTAGCAGTTTTATAATCGTACTCTTCTATTTTATACTTTTCGCCTTTCTGTTCTATAATTGGACGATATAAAATACTCATAACACTAGCCATAGATTGCCAACCGTTTGCTAATTTATTATCTAAGTCTACAAACTCTTTTAGTTTTAATTCGTGTAGGTTAGGGTGAAAACCATAATCTATATTGTCAATAGTTATAATAATATTTAACTGTTCGTTAGCTTTGTTTTCTAGTAGTTTAGTGAGCTGCGCCATAACATTATCTATATCTGACTTTTTACAACCCTCTAAAAGTTTTATAGGTGCTTTTGTAAAACTATTAATTGTTATTAGTGTTTTTTGGTGTTCGTTATCTATGCCATCTATTTGTTGCATAAAATTCATATAAGTACCTAGTGATACTTGCCCCCATTTGTTAGGTATAAAATAACTTTTGTTGTTTATAACTAAATCCATAATATAAAATATAAAAAATTAGAAATGAGTATTATTGTACTTGTTTTCTAAAACACTTGTTAG